CGCGGGCGGCCGGCGCGGTGGGGGATGGTTCTCGCCGCGCTCCTCCTCGCCGCCGGCCTGCCCGCGCTCTGGCTGCGCGCCGACAACCAGGGAGAGCGCCGGGAGCTCAACGCGAGGCTGGAGGCCCAGCGGCGCACCGGCACGGAGCTGGAGCGCCGGCTCGGCGAGAGCGAGGCCCGGCGACGTGCCGCGGAGATCGTCGCCGCGAAGCCCCCCGCGCCCGCCCATGGCCTCGCCGGCCCCCTGACCAACACGCCCGTCTTCCTCCTCGCCGCCCGTAAGCTCCCCCTAGCGCATCACCCCTGGCTCTACGGCACTCTCTTCGGAGTGGCTCTCTACTGCGTCATGAACTACATCGTCCTTCCATTAACAAAAGTGCCCCCAAGACCGCCCTTCCCGCCATTGGTTCCCTTCGCTAACGGCGCGGGAATCGGTTTCCCCGTTGATGTCAAGCGTAGGAGCGGGGATACCCAGAATACGCGAGGAGATGGATTCGGCGGTCCCGGTGGGGTCGCCGCCGTACAACTCTGGATTTAGTTTTGGCATGATTTCTCCTTTTAGTACCCTGTCGGCACGGAAAAGCCGGAAGTCTTGACATGCGCGTTCGGGACATAAGTCCCGAGATTTCCCCTGAAAATCAGGTACGCCACAAACGCATCCGTATACTGGCCTGCGGTCGCGGAAGGCACCTGCCGGAGAATCGAACCCGTGCGGTCGTCAAAGCTGAGTTCGCGGGCCACCACCTTGAACATCACGTCGCGGTCCACGCCAAAGATATGGTCCTTCGGGCTGTCCGTGTCGATAATCCACGGGAAGCCTTCCCACTCGACGGCGGTGTAGCCCAGGTCCAGTTTCTTGTTGGCGTCGTTAAATCGCTTGAGCGTCCAGCCCATGTCCATGTAGGCATGAAGCTGCGATGGATGGCTCAGAAATTCGAGGGACGGTGAAACGCGCCCCTGTAAAATCTGAACCGTGGCCAGCATCCTGCGGAGATGGTCGCGGGCTAGCGCCGGGGAGCCAGAGAGCGAAATCACGCCCGCGTTGTACTGCGGGTTGGTCGAGCGATTGATGTTCTGGAAGGTGGTTGAGATGGTGCCATTGTCCAGAATAACTTTGAGCCCGGAAATGACGTTGTTGAAGGAATCGGAAGCGCCCGTCGAGCCCGTGATGGTCACGATGTCGCCGTTGGCGGTCGTGAAAGCCACGTTGGTCGGGCCAATGACGAAGTTGGTCTGCGTGGCATCTTCAATTGCTCCGGTCATCGAAACAATGGTACCGGTACCACGGACGGTCGAGGTTGCGCCGTTATGGATGGCTACCTGCATACCGGGCCGAAGCCAGTGCGTTCCTTCGATGGAGCCGGAGGCTACCAGCGTCGCATTGACCGTAGTGGAAGTCAGGACGGCGGTGCCAAGAGTGGCCAGAGCGCCTGTCCCATCGAGGAACCCGTAGATATTCAAGTACTTGATGGCGTTGATGGTCGCCATCTTGATATTGAAAGCAAGGGCGCGCGCATAGGTCACGGCATCGTTGCCAGCCGCATCGAGCGCCGCGCCGGTCAACTGCACGGAAAGCTCGAAGCTGAAAAACGAAGATAGCGCCGAAGCCAGCGATTCCGAACCTCCCGAGACGAGGTTTCCGCCATCGGAATACCAGTTGAAAGCGGCATTGGGATTCAGGTGCGTCGGGATTTCCATGCCGCGATTCGAGATCGGGATACCCTTGCCGTCAGCATAACGGTTCCAGAGCACAGCGGCGGAGTTGAACTGCTTTGAAATGCGAGGATTAAAGAAAATCTTCATTAACGGCGCTGCGGCCGTCAGGTTGAAAACTGCCAAATAGTTACCCTACTTGTTTAGCGCGCGTTTTGCAGGGCTTTGGCGAGTCCTTCTTCGGTGGCTTCCCAGCTATCCGATACTCCCTCTGGGATTTTCAGTGATTCCGGGCCTCCGGGGAAGGTGAAACTTGCGCCATTCTGCACGTTATCGCGCTGTCTTTTTGACGCTTCAGCAGCGTCTCTCTTATCGGCTTGCCATTTCTCGATAATCGGCTTGAAGGTAGGGGCCACATCCACGAAGTTACCGTTCGATACGCGCTGTACTACCGTGGGGTCGGAAGCAAGGCGCTTGTCCAAAAGTGCACGGATAGCTTCTTGTTCCGTGCCTGTCAGGTCAAGTTTCTTGATGCCGTCCTGTGAGAAGAAATCATCAACACGTGCATTGTAGCGGGCCGATGTTGCCGCCAAAGCTACCGACGCATTGCGTTGGTCCTCGCGCGTTCTGAACCCTTTAACTTCGTCGCGTAATGCCGCCACTTCGCCAATCAATTGAGAATCCGGCTGTTTGCCGTCTGCTTTCGGTGCGCCTTTGTCTGCGAAGAGTTCAACGTACTCTTCCGCAATCGCGTCGCGCAGTTTGGATGCGCCTGCGGGATTGGCATTGGCGTAGTTTTTTACAAACTGCTTCGGGTCGGTGTCCAAAAGCGCGCGGATGCTCTGGAGCGCGTTTGGCGCTTCGAGCAACTGGTTGATTTGCGCTTTGTTGTAGCCGCTATTGAGAAGGATTTGTCCAATCTCGGCGGCTTCCGCCAAAGCCGGGTCGGTAACGACTGGCTTTGGTTCCTCGGCAGGTTTCGCGGCTTCCTTCGGCTCGGCAGCGTCCGCAGGATTCGGGGAAACAGTTACATCTTTCAGTGTAGCAATCTCGTCGGGCACTTAGCCCTCCTTGCAAAGCATTATATACTCGTTGTCAAGTTAATCTTTTTCTCGCATATTGGTTGCCCGAACTGGGCTGTGGGCGATTGGGCTTCGCCGCCTGCCCTTTTTCCGCGCGCTGCTGGCGCTTCACCGGATTTTTCGGCACTTGCCCGCCGTGCTCCTGCTTCTTGTCCGTGCCTCCCGGTTGTTTTGGTCCGCCTGCTTGCTGCTCCGGCTGGCCTCCGGGGGCTTCGCCTCCCGCTCCGCTAATCGCCGCCATCATCATCTGGCTCTTGGCCGCGTTCATCATGTGCAACTGGGCATGTTCGAGAACAAGTTGCATAAGCTGAGGGCTGTCGTCGGCTTCATCCGAGTTCATCCACGTCCGGCAAACCTGTATGTGCGCCATATCGTTATCGCGGATAAGCACCGGCTGAATCTGTCCCGGCAAGGGAACCTGCGGAGCAGGTTGTCCGGTAGCCTGCGATACCTGCTCGCCCATCTGGCGCATCGCCAAGGCTTTCGCCCAGTCCTGCGGGTTCGACTGGGCCACCGACTGCTTCATCTTTTCGATTTCTTTCCATTGCATCTTGGTATCTTCATAGCTGGTGTCCAGTTCCGAGTCCAAATGCCATAAATCAAGGGCCTTGCGAACCACGCGCGGGTCTTGCGGGTTCAAGACTCCAGCAGCCACGGCCTGCGAAAACGATTCCTGCTCGGCAGGGTCAATCGGCAGGATGCGCGTCTCGATGGTGAACTTATCCATATCGAGCGCCGCGCCACGGAGCTTGCTAAACTCCCATCGGCCATTGATGCCGTTCACGGAACGAACCCTATCATCCAGCCAGTTCTGCGAAGCCAGTTTTAGTACCTGCATGGCCCAGGTTTCGTCTGCTACTTTCCAGAGCATCAGGTTCGGCAAAAGGGCGTTATCGCTCTTAGCCGCAGCCGATTCCTGCCCTCCGAAGGTGTTTGTCCCCGTTTCGTGCTGCCCCATCGCGGCGGGGCTCACCTGCGCGTGGAACTGCATATCCTGAAGCTGCATACTGCGCCACATCGCGGTTTCGTTCGAGAGCGGCTTCGATTCGATTTCCGCGAAAGCATCACTGATGGGGCGCCCTCCCGATTTGCATTCGATAATCGTGCTCGGGTCGTTGATGATTTCGTTCTTGTCGATGCGCTGGCTGTCAATCACAAGCAGCGGAGCGGAGTTGTAGCCCTGATTCCTTTGGATGAGCCTGTCGGTTTCGTCCAGTTTCAGTTGCGGCGGGATAAGGTCGTCGTCGCCATCGCCCCAAATTCTCCCCGGCACCTTGTTGAAAACGTAGTGCGTCCAGTGGTCGTCAAGCGATTCGTTGCGCCCCTCGCAAAGAACGTCTCCGGTCTTGCAGATATAGACGCCATCGGGGAAACGCTTCACCAGTTCCTTGTCGAAGAAATAAGCACTGGGCCTTAGCCAGACTTCAATCAATAGAGCTTTTGCCGCCGCTGTCGCGCGTTCGTACCATGCCGCAAATTGCGTCGGGTCACCCGGCAGGTCAGCAAGGCTCTGCATGTAAATGAGCCCCAGGTCGCCGCCCGTGGAATAGGCTTCTCCTCCGCCTTCGTCTCCGCTGGGGGCAAGCTGAATGTCTGGAAATGCGCTCTGTAGCGCGAGGCGGTCAACCACTCGATTCCGCACAATAAATGGCGCGTGCCAGAGGTCATAGCTGGAACTCCTCAAATACACTTCGAGCGGATTCACGACTTCGGTGATGATTTCCCCTTTAGGATAACGCACACTCCCGGCAACGAAAGGAAGCCTGCTGACAACCGGGGGCATAGTTTGAGAAATAGGGGCTTGGCATCCGGGGCACTGGCTGAAATTTCCTTCAAGAGGTCCGCATTGGCCGCAGACGCTTGCTCCGGGTGATAGCAATACGTCCGCATCCTGATACACAGGCGTTGTGACATAACCATGCCTCGGGTCTTTGCTGAAATAGTTGAAGCGGAAGGAGTTTCCAAAGAGCCGGAGATTCAGAGCTTCTTCGACCCTGATTTGGTCGTACTTGACGCTTTTCTTGATGATTTCAAGCGCCGTTCGCGCGGCTTTGGCAGCCGCCATCGCTTCCGCATCGTCGTTCGACGGCACCGGCTCCATGAGCGGTTCATTCTGCACATAGGCCCTGATTCCCTGCCGGATGAGCGAACGGTAATAGTTGTTGGGGAAAGCGTAGTCGCCGGAGTCCTGAAGCAGGATGTCCCAGGCGACATTGATTTCACTCCATTCCAGTTCGTGGTAGCCCTGGTAGATAAGGGCGTTCCTCATCCACTTGCGCGCAAACTGGATTTTCTCGAAGGAGCCTTCGCGGTAATAATAGTCGGCAAGGCACAGGAGCCGCTTGTCTATCTTTTCGTCAAACTTGTACTGCGGCTGAATATCGCGGGGACGTGGTTTGTCGGTGGGACTTCGTACCGGCTTGTCCTTGTTGCCGAATAAATCCTTGATGCCTCCGCCGAGGCCGGAGATAAGCGAGCCTAGCGGGCCTCCGCTTTTCCCTTTTTTGCCGTTCGAGGACTCGTCGGGCACGCCCGTTCCGAAACTGGGTGAGCCGCTCCCTGCCGCCAGACCGCCGCGCGCCACGTCAGCCAATTATTTCCTGAGCATCGTGCGATATACGTCTTTGGCGTACTCCGCTACCGGAAGAGGGAAACTCAGCCGCTTGCGTTTATCAATCGGCTTGGCCTTTTCTTCCTTCTCGAAGTTACCGTCCATACTTAGATTCGGAATCTCTAAGGACTTCACGCAGAAAATCCTCGTCCACTCTCTCTCCCGCTCCTGGTGCATCCGCTCTCGCAGGTACAGCAGGACGAGCGATGGCAGGCTTCCCGCCAGAAAGTAGAGCAGCGAAATCGTCGGCGTCATCGAAGGCGTCCCCGTACTTCTTGGGGTGCTCCATTGGCAGTTCCGGCACAGCAGCCTCCTTGGAAACGCTGGACAATCAGGCCGGTGGCTTCGTGTTTCAGCGTTTCTATATGGACCTTTTCTTCATGCTTGATAACTTGCCCGCAAAAATGGCACGTCGGAATCGTTACCCCGTACATGATGGGCGGCGCGCCGAGAATCGTCTTGTACTCCTCGGCAACCTGCTTTACGAGTTCAGGGCTTGGACTCATTGAACCTTTCCTTCACTACCTGCCAGGTAAGCCAGTCGTCATCTTCCCAGCAACTGCAACAATCGAGATTATCCGTGTAGTCCTGCTTCACGCGGCAGAATCCCTGTTTCGCCGCGCGCTTGTCGCCGGTTGTTCCTTCGATGAGCCACAAGTCGCAATCGTCTCCGCCCTCGGCTCCTCCGCAACTGGTTCCACTAAGTTCGAGGCCCGGCGACGGCGCGTTGACCCAGCCAAGACCAGCATCGTCGGGACTAAGCGTATTCTCAATAAACTCTTCCGGCCCATAGTTCGGAGAACCATAAATCCAGTAGCCGCAGACCGGCCAGAACTCGATGGGCTTCGCTCCATCTCTTCGTTCTTTAGGCCAGGTGAACTTATGAATCTCCACGTCCTTGCCAAAATACCGGCAAGATTTCCCGTAATTGAACATCGGGCAGTTGTAGCAGGAGCGCGGCTCGTTGTGCGCCGACGCAGCGGAAGAAAACAGCATGGCTCCGTTGTCGAGGATGGGCGGAAGCCGGAGATCGGGGCGAGACTGGCCGATGCGGATAGTATTGATTTTTGCAACCATCTCCGGCTTCGGCTTGTAGCGATAGAACCCCTCAATCATGCTTTCGGCTTCATCTTGATTTTAAGCTTGATGCTCTTGATTTTTCCGGCAGTCGCGGCTTTCTTCGCTAAATCCGTGGCGGGCTTCATTGCCTCAGCGGCGTTTCCCATTGTTCCTCCTAGGTATCGAACACCATGAAGTTATCGTAGTCGCCGCGATTCGCGTCTTGCGCGTAGGCTTTGCTGAGTGTGGTGTTCGTCGCTCCGCCGTTCACGGTGGTGTTGAAGGAAGTGAAGTCGGCGGCGGGGATGACCAGCGCGAAGCGGATGGCTCCATCGGAGTTCACGCCGTCCACCGAACCAAGAATAGTCAGCCGGACATTGCCCGAGGCCATCTTTGTTGCCGTGATGAAACAACCGGGGATGTTTACAGCCATTTCTAAACTCCTTCAATCAACGGGGAAGTTACTGCGGCGGCGTAGGTCTGCTCAGATTTTGTTTTGAGCAGTTCCTTCACCGCATCCATGAGTTCATTGTCCGCGAGGATTCCTTTTTTGATGAGCAGGGTGTCGAGAGCTTCGATAGCCGTGGCGGTCGAGAGGATATGCGTGTACAGGCGGTCCTCAAGAAGCTGCGCCTCGCCACGCGAGAGAGGTTGCTGCATTACTTCTTTCCAGCGTGCTTGGCCTGTCAGCATCACACCGCCAGTTGATTCTTTAGTTCCGTGGCTACTTGCGCTTTCTGCTCAAGGATGGCATTGGAAGCAGCTTTCGCGGCGTTGGCTTGCGCCTCAGACGCACGCGCCTTGGCGGCGGCTTCGGCGCTATCGGAAACTTTCTTGGCGGTCGCGGCGCGTTCGGCAGCGGCTTCAACTTCCGCTTGAGCAGCAAGAGTGGCAGCCTGTGCGCGTGAGAGCAAATCCTGCGCGGCGGCATCCGCAGCGGCAGCGGCTTCAGCGGCCAGTTCCGAGGCGGGCTTGGGGTCGGCATAGAGGCGTTCGACTTCCGCTAGCAATGTATTGGTATCTTCCGCCGTGGCCAGTCCGCGATGGACGCGGGTGCGGATGGGATCAAG